CATCTACACCGGCTCCATTGGCTCCAACAGTGACCGCGTTGGTGAAAGTCCACGCACCAGTAATTGATTCGGTGGCGGTCTTATCGACAAGGTTAGCTTCAGTAATTCCACCGATGGTAGTAGCCGAAAAAGATATAAAGCCACTACCAGCACCGGCTGCGCTAATGTCCCAAGTATAGGTATTAACAGCACCAGTCGAGGCGCTTCCTGAACCAAGCGTAAAGTCCGCGCCGCCAGTAGCAGCGAAGTCTCCAGAATGTGTCCAAGCGCCACTGATCGACTCAGTTGCCGTCTTGTCGACCAAGTTGGCTTCTGTGATCCCGCCGATGGTCGTAGCAGAGAACGATATGAAACCGCTACCTGCTCCAGCACCACTAATATCCCACGAGGATGTATCAATAGTGCCTGTGCTAGCCGCACCGCTACCCATAGTGAAGTCATTGGTGACAACCAGATCGACGCCAACCGTAAGACTTTCGGCGACAGTAGCAGTACCAGTAACAGTGAGATCATTCACGCTCATGTCTACAAATATCACTGATCCTTCAACTGTCACGTCATCCTCAAACGTGATGGCTCCTGATACAGTAATTACATCCTTGCCCGGATATAAGGCAATTTCGTTGAGTTCAGCCTTGTATATCCATCGAGTCGTGTCCTGTGCTGGAGCCACAATGGCGCCGAAACAAACGGCTACCATAATTGCCCCTGCTATGAAGTTGTGAATATTCCTCCGCATGTTTCTCCTCCTTCTTCGTTGATTATGCAACTTGCTGTTGCGGTGGAGCGCCTCCGGCCGCTACTAGCGCCGCCTGCATCTCCTCCGCTTGTTTTCTCTGCTTTTCGTCCTCGCGAACCTCGTCTCTCGACTTCACTGCTGGTTCACCAAGGTCCAGGGACTGTGATGTTTCTTCAAGCACTATCCGGCGGCCTTCCATGCCTGTGAGGCTCAAGTCGACTGGGTTGTTGGTTGTATTCAGATACTCCATCCGTCTGGCAGTCATCTGCTCATTGATAATCTGAGCAAGTGCTCCCTTGGCTACGATCTGAATGTCACCCTTGATCGACTCGTCTGGATCATAGATCATGTTCCACCGGAACTGCCGTCCAAGCACGTTCCTGAGTACTTCTCTGTCTACGCGGCCGATGACCATCTTTATCCCCCTCGCAGCACTCGACATAAGCATGGATAGGCCACCCATCGTTCGACCGGCCCCCTTTACATTGTCGTTTCCGTGTGCGTATGAAGGAATTCCAGTATGCTCATCCGCCATATTGGCAAATTTCTGATATGTTCCCATCAATTCGGCCGCGTTTATCTGCGGCTGCTCGAAGTCGAGAGGCTTGCCAAGCTGATTCCCCGGATTCGTGAACTGATGAATCTTGAACGGGAAAACCGCTGTGATATCCTCACCAGACGGAAGCCGATTGATGTCGTTGTAAATTAGTTGAGGCCCGGAAGACACGCCAAGATTATTGACCAATGCCCGAATGTCAGAGTTGCAAATCGACTGAATGTCCCTCATTACCTGCGGAACACCCTTGCCGACGTAAGATCCAGGGACAACTTTCCAGCTAGACTTGGCATACGGACGCTCGCCGAGTAGATCAGGATTCAACGCCTTATACAGAACGCGATTCCCGCCGACGATGATATTGACTTCATACGTGGCAAGCGGCTTTATGTCCTGATCGTGGATGTCCTTGGTGATGTCCTCAAGAAGAAGATCCTTGCCAATGACTCCGCCCCAGTATTCCAGCAACTGAATGTTCCGGCCCTGCACTTCATTGGTGCCCTTGCCCTCAAGCCGCGAACGCTCTTGATCCGGCCACGACTGGAATTGGTAAGAACCGGTCTTGTACTCATGCAGAACCAAATCGATAGCGTCGGAGTCCCAGTGTACCCCGCCCTTCATCCGCTCCAACTCACACGGCTCAATTCTCATCCGCTCAACAAGGTCACCATCATTGATGTCCACGGCGCCCCGAGATTGGTACACATCGAACGGGCTCGGTGACTCAAAGTCCATACCGGGCTTTATATCCATCTTCGCCACTGCCTTGTCCCCAGAGTAGTCATACGAAAGACGTTTCTGATTTCTGATAATTGGACCCTTGACGAACGCCACAGGGAACGTGACCATATTCGTTATGAAGTCGGAAAACGCCTTATCCCAATTCCCCTCTACCTGCTGATCAAAGCAAAGGGTTTCCATCTTGGTCGCCCGGATATTGGCCTCAGTTTCGATCTTCTCATCAATCTCATCACGCATCCCGGCAGACAGATCATGGATTTGCTGAAGAGTCGGAGGCGCTCCACTGGCTTGGATGTGCTCCTGAAGGGCCATCATCACCTGCTCGACGATTCCGGCCTCGACCTCTTGGGGGAGTTCCGGGACGGGAGTAGGCTTGAACTTCCATGGCTTACCCTGATCGGACGACAGCACATCCCTCAACCACGCCTCTCCGGCAGAGCACTTCAGCTCCGTGAGCGGCATGAAGACCTTGGTGCCACCCATCTCCTCAATCGCAGCCAATTTCTCGGGATCATACTCGCTATTTCGCTGCCGGAGACACTGGAGGAGGATTTCGTCGTAGTTGTTCTCGAGTCGGAGAGCCTTGTTTCGCTCCCATGCATCAATAACATGCTTCAGGAGTCCCAGAATTTCGGGCTTGGACTGGGCCTCAATCGCAGCCTTGGCAGCTTTATCAGCTTGTTCTTGCGTGTCTATCTGCTGATTATTGAGGACTTGAAGGAGTCCATACTTACTGACATTAACACCACTTGTAGGCTGATCCGTATTAGGCATGGCTCTCCCATTGATTTGACGCGACCATACCACAACTTGAAACGAAATGCAACTCTTTTTTTAGAATTTGAGAAAATAGTTTAGAATTTGAGAAAATGAGAAAGAGGAATACGACGTGGAAAAATGTATATTATGGCGAATTACAGGGGATAATAAGGGATAAGTCGCCGCTTATGGCGAGTTACGCCCAGCCTTCAGCACTCTTCTTGCGGATGTTGCGGCGGGGGGTGTTGCCGGTGGAGCGGCCAGAGGAATCGGGCATGCCGCCACCTTCAAGATACATTGCACCGTACTGCAATCCGTCATGGATATCCGACCATGGGTGCAACTTGTCAGGCTCTGCTGTGAACCTTTCCCCTGTTGATGTGCGTAGTTTGCGGTACTTGTACTTCTGCTGGAAGCCCTTCCGTAGAACCTTGCAATTCGGGGAGAGCAGGAATCCAGGCTTGCCATCGATCATTCGGTTCAGGAACCCGGCAACGGCTTCACGTCGCGGCAGGAACACATTGGTTCTGGCCATCTCGGTAGGGATGCCGGCCTTTCGCAATTCCTCAAGACACGTCAACTCGGCAGAAGCCTGTGCTCTTTGGGCACCCGCCGGATCACCGATGCTGATAATTTTCATGCCGTAGTATACGTTATGCAGGTGTGGCTTCAGTATGTTATGCGCAAATTCTCGTATACCCATGTCCTCGGAGCATAATTCATCAATGGCACGAAGTTGCCCCCTTGGACTGAGTTGCATCATCGCCGTGCACGGCGTTAATCCAAAATCGTGCGCAATCACCAACGGCAAACCTCTGAAGGGCTCAAGGATCTCTCTAGAGCAGTGAACGTCATCCTTGTACTCGGGATATACCGGTTTCCCGTCCATTGTGGAGCCGTAGAAGCCCATGAGGAAGACTTTGACCCATCCTTCATCCACGCCGGAGGTCTGATCCATCCAGTATGCAAATCCTGCATTCTGGTTCTCCACGTTCTCTGCCGCGGCGTACCGGGGGTCTTGTCCTCGGTTTGGCATGTAGAGCTGTGGATCGCTCTTGTGCGCCTTTGGAATCGCGATAATGGCCGGCGGTTGATCCCAGAATCGGTGATTCTTTGGTTGCTCTATGACTGCCAGATTATACCACCAATGTTCTTCGTCCGGCGGGTTGGTGTCCATGATCAAGCCAGACCAGTTGTATCCTCCGTCACGGACTGATGGATAGCGACGAATACGACCACGGGCCATCTTGAATACGCTGAACGGGATCTCGCCGGCCTCGTTGATCCACGCACCGGTCAACTCCAGCGACTTCAGCTTGTGTATATCCTCCTCTTTATCCAGCGCCAAGAAGATAAACTCAGCCTCTACCACCGTCTTGTCCTCGAGGGTCATGGTGAGGTAGGCATGCATCGGCTTCGACCGGACAACCCGTAGCTCATAGCCCGGGCACGACATCTCAGGTATCCAGTCGAGGAAGGTATTCAGGGTCGTGTCGAGGAGTTCTGCGTATGTATTCCGAATGACAGCCCACCGAGATTTCCGCTTGTTTCGGTGGACTCTCTGCGCCCTGACCCGCTCGAACATCTCCCACGCACACATCACGCTCTTGCCTGAACCTAGGGGTCCTTTGACGCCCCTGACAAACGAGTCATCGTTGTGGAATTCACGCGCCGTAGGACCGGCGTTGTAGACGATTTCAATGTGGTTGTTGTCTGGCTCAATCATAACTCTTACTCAGGATCAGCCTTCTTCTCGTCAATGGCTTTCTGGATATATCCCATCTGTCGTTCGGCCTTGTCCTCGAAGTCGTGGCCTCCCCCATCGTATGGTGTTCCGTTCTCGTTAACGGCCGGCATAATGGTGCCTGCCTCTACGATTCGGTACTTGTCCAACTCAGGATCTCTCTGTACTTCCAGCTTCCTCGGTGTTGTCGTTTCCTCTGGCATTATCTGTCCTCCAATGCTTTCAACTTCTTGAGTAGCCACCTAAGAATCTTGCCGCGCATTCCTGAGTTCTTCGGGTCCATTGGCCCGATATCCTTCAGGACTTTCTTGAGGTCGCGGACGTCGGCCATCACTTCGCTCTGCATTTCCAGCATGTCGCCAAGCGTGTATCTCGACTCTGGACGTATTCCAAAGCGCCACAAGTTATTCATGAGGTTCTGGGCGTCCGTCGTTTCAAGGTCGAAACATCTTCCGTAGTCCTTGAGTGTTTCCCCGAGTTTCACGGGTCTATACGTAACCGGATTGGCAACCATTCTATTGCCGTATCTGTCTACGTGCTCAATTCTGGCTAGATAGCCGAACCTTTCTGGGTGATGAATGATCTCCAGATTGGTATATGACTTGTGAGTTGCCGGTTTCTCGGACTTCTTCTTCGCTGTCATCTTCATCCTCCTAGCTGTTTATTGCGGCCTCTGGCTGAGTGAGAAAGGATATCTCCTTCCGAAGATCATCAATGTTAGATTTCAGCGCAGCGATGTAATCCCTCATGTTCTCTGGTCGCAATCCGGTCCCCCATAGTGAGTTCATTAAGGACTGAGCTTCGTCAGGGCTGAGATTCAGCATGGATGATTCAGGGACGCATTCTCCGCGCTCGTGTTTACAGAACGAGACCGGCTCCGCCCTGCTGACTATAGTATGTTCATCCTCCGTGCCTGTTTGTCCCATGCGGATATGGTATCCGAATGTGTTCGGCTTAAAGAATGCATCGAATACGATATGCGGCTTATACGTCCAGTCAGAACTTGTCAGCTGTTTCTTAGCTGTTGTCATCTTCATCTTCCCTTTCCGTTAGCATTTCCATGATCTTCTCCGTGACTCCTCCGGCCTTCATCTCCTCAACATCTCCGCATACCGGGGCCGTGGCGATACATATCTGTGCCAGAACGTCCATCGTCTTCTCGGTGTGAGGGGCGATGATCAGGGAGAGGGATTCATGTTCCCTGGCTGCACGGAATAGGCAACTCTTGCATATCTTTTCGAGGAGTAGGACATATTCTACGAGTCCCATGTTACGGTATTCGGATTCCTGCAGGAGTTGTGCGGGAGTCTTTTTCTCTGCTTCGGGCGTGGCTATGTCGCTGCCCTCTGGCATCTTAAACGGTATCGGTTCTATTGGTGTTTCTTCCATCATGTGTTTCTCCTTGTTTGTTCTGAGTGGGTCCACATGGTGGCGTTGTCGCAACTGCACACCGTTGCATGAGTCCCTCTTTGCCCTGACAGCCATTTTGCAAACTCCCTGTGTTCGGTTAATTCGGCACCATCTACGGTTACCGTTACGTGATCGGCTCCGTCACCATCTTCCGAAATAGCGATGGTTCGCGAAGAACCCCAATTCGTGAAGAAGTGCAGGACGCCCAAGAAACGGTCGATTTTCGCCATCATCTCAGGGTTTGCAGTGATCGTGTACGTTCGCTTGATTCTCTTACTCATGGTTTCTCCCTATTTAGAAATGCTACCCTACTTTTTCCAAATATTGCATAGCTGCCTACAGGCGGTAGATCAGGGTACTCGGGATCATTTTCAAGTAACCCGCTACTGCGGATCTTCGTTTTGGTTTCTCCCCGTAAGCTGATATTCGCCAACCCCCAAGCAGCTATGACTCAAATTCTATCTGCCAAACCAACCCTTCTTCTTCTCCACAACGGGAACAACCGTTGCCCTGTAGTATACTTGCCCGTCCGTCCCGTAGCCGATCTCGAATTCATAGTTCGGAGTATTGGTGGGGACATGATCTTCCCATAGTATCAGGACTTTGGGTTTGGGTTCAGGTTTGGCCCTCTTGAATGCCTCGTTCTGATTTTCCAGAGCGCCAACGAGTTCAGATAATGCCTCGACCTTGTTGGCCGCCTCAACTTCTTGCTGCTCGGTCAGATCGCCTGCTACACCAAGACCAACGACCATGCCGACGAACATCACGATTACTGATATAATAACTTGCTTCATACTCTCTTCTCCTTCCGGTTTCCTGCTTTCGGTTTGAACATGCTGTAGAGATTACACTCGTACTTGCACGCCTTACTGCTACGTTTCCTTGCACACTCCGACTCACGGGGGCAATACTGAGCTTCTTGAGATACAGGATAGAATCGCCTGCTCTTGTCATTTCCGCCAATCCCGATCCCTGGATCCATCCCGCAATTCCCCTCTACGCTGCCACTGCGAACACGGGGCCTGCCGCCGGCCTGAGGGACGTTTCCTCCGGGATTCCCGATCACCCTCATGTTCCATTTCGGCTTTTTCTTTCCTTCAGACATCTTCTTGCTCCAAGTTGGTAGCGGGGGAGAGAATTGAACTCTCAATCTTTAGGGTATGAACCTAACGTCTTGCCAGTCGACATTCACCCCGCAATCATTGAAATCAGAACGGTAATTTATCCGGATCGTCACCTGCCGGAGCATCTGTCGGAACATCCTCGACCTCTGGAGGATCCATGTCTGTGACTGCAAGCGACATATACGGACTATTCCTCTTGCTCGTCTTGTTCCAACAGGACAACCATCTCTCTACTCCATCAACAGTGATCCTCCCCTTGAAATCAGGCTGATTCTCATTCTCTTTTCGGTCATTCGGGAACAATACTCCTGACATATCTCTCTGTTTTTCCGCCATGTTACTTCCCTTTCTTTCGTGTTTTCAGCCACTCAATATGACATTCCCCGAGTACATCCGGCTTGTACGGAGTGAATGATTCGCATGTATGGGCCATGTTGACCCTCTCAGAATTCAATGTACACAGTCTTTCTTCCATCCTGATACTCATCTTCTGAGAACCCTTACAGCACATATCACAGCATCCCGCGACTCTCTTACATAGACTGTCGCCCGGTTTATGCTTCTCACACTTAAATCCACAACCTTTTGCTGGTTTCGTCTTGTGTCTATGGCTCCATACTGTTGTCATCGGCTTCCCGCTCCATTTGGTATCCGTCTCCATGCCCCGTTGACTCCGATTATATACTGTCGACCAGTCTTCAGGGTCGCGTATAGACCAACGATTACGGGTAAATAGACTCTTTTGTTGAGCCAGTTCCGGTATCCTGTTGTGCGCTGGTAGGTCATTTAGTCTCCTTGCTCGGCAAATCAGGCCAATGTCGGCCAGCCTCAGCCTTTGTGACGTTCTCTGGTATCTTTCTGTCGATACAAAGC